TTCGCAAAACCGGCGCCGGCCAGCGACGGACCTCCGCCGAAACCGCCGCCCATGAACGCCGTGGCCGCCCTGAACAACTGCGCCTTGATGATCATCTGGACGAAATCGCGACCGATCGACAACGCCATCTCCCGGAACGCTTCGCCGGCCGTCTTGGTCCGCATCACGATATCGGTCAAACCCGAAGCGACGGTGTTGATCGAGCCCTCCACGAAACTCCAGCGGGTACGGGCTTCCTGCACCGCCTGCGACATCTGCCCGAAGCTCAGCGCAGCCTGATCGAGCTTTGCCCGCATCGCATCGGTGACGGTGATGTTCTTTTCCTTGGCGATCGTCAGCGCTTCCAGCTTGATGCGAAGCGATTCCTGAGCGGCCTCGGACATGCCGATGGTCTGAATCTCGGCACTCAGCGCAGCCTTGCGCTTCTCGATCCCCGACAGATATTCCTTGAATGCGTTGGTCTCCGGACCGCCGATCGCCGGCGCATCCTTTTTCCGTGCTTCGAGGAAACCGAGAACCGCTTCCTGCGCCTCTTTCGCCTTGCCGATATAAACATTGAAGCCAGCGACAATGCCGGTCGTATCCGGGGCGGCCCACAATCGCTGTGCCGACTCGGCGGTCTCGATCGCCGTTGTCTTGACCTGATCCAGCCCCGATTTGATCGTTTCCAGCGCACCGCTGAAATCGAATCCCGCGACCTGCGTCGCGGCCTTCACGACGGTCGCAATTACGGTGGCGAATTGCTTGTAGGCATAGACCGCGATCAGCACGCCAGAGGCGAGCGTCTTGGTCGCGATTTCGAGCCCCGACGCGACATAGGCAAGCGTCTGCGCATTCTTGGCCGTCGTCACCATCTCGTTGGAAATCTGCGCCAGCGACGGCGCCAGCCGGGAGGCAATCTGGATTCCGACCCCTTCCGTCACCTTGCCGAGCCGGGTCAGATTGTCGTTGAACGTCTCGGCGGCGGCAGCGGTCTTGGAATCGATGACAAGGCCGAACTCCTCGGCTTCCTTCTTGGCTTCCGCAAGAGCGGCCGATCCCTGGTTGAGCATCGGGATCATCGCGGCGCCGGCACGGCCGAACAGCGCCACCGCGATCGCGGTCTTGTTGGCGCCATCCTTGTAGGACGCGAACTTGTCGGCGACCTCGCTCATGATCGCGCTCGATGATTTCATCGAGCCGTCGGCTTCGCGCACCGAAATGCCAAGCGCCTTGAACGCCTGCGCCGCAGGACCGGTGCCACCGGCTGCGACTTCCGACATGTTCTTCGACAGCCGCACCAGCGACGTGCCGAGGCTTTCGAGCGTCACATCCGACAGCTTCGCGGCGTAATTGAGTTTCGACAATTCCGCGACCGGCAGGCCTACCGACTGAGCGAGCTTGCCGAGCTTGTCGGCGTTCTCAAGCGCGCTCTTGATCGCAATCGCGGAACCGGTCCCCACTGCCAAAAGCGCAGCGCCGGCGACCGCGCCGAACGTCTTCATGGAAGACGAGAACCGCGCCAGCGAGCCTTGCGCATCCTTCAGGCCCTTGTCGAGCGCGGCAGTATCCGCACCCAACACGACCCGCAATGCACCGATGACGGCGTTGCCTGCCATAGATCAGCGATCCATCAATGCTTGCTGTAAGTGATCGGCAACATGACGGCCCACATCTCATCGGGCGTCATGGGTCGCTTGGAGCGATTGCGGGTCTTCAGCTTTTCAAGCTTCGGAAAAGTCTTCAGGCGCGGCAGCGCAGCGATATGCCAGGTGTGCCACGCCCGCTCGTTGTGCTCGCGTTCGGCGCGAACAACCGCGGCATCAAATGCGCGAGCGATCTGACGCGGGGTCTTGCGCCAGAATTCGTCTTCGGCGAGCCCGAGCGTCAGCCATTCGTCGAGGAGGCCGGACCAGTCCCATCCTGATCCGGCTTGGGAGGGTTTGCCTCCCCCTCCACCGCGGGAAACGCGCGGGCAAATCCAAGACCGATCAGCTCGACCACCCGTTGAATTCCGACCTGCGTGATGATCTCGCCCGCCTCTTTGATGGTGATGTCGGGATGATGATCGGTGAGACCAGCCCAGAACACCGCCCGCAGATTCTTCATGCGCAGCCGCGAGGCATCCCGCAGCAAATTGCTGATCTCTTCGACGGTCTTGTCGAAGTGATCCTCCATCTCGATGATGGCATTGGCGGAAAAGCAGAGCTTGTAGCTCTGCTCCCCCGCCTCGAACGCAACTTCGCCCTTGAACGGATTCGCCATATCTCACCCGTTACGCCGCAGCGACAGCAATCGTTTCCGCCGATGTCGCGTTCGCAGAACCGGCGCTGTTCGTTGCCGTGACCGTGACCGTAATATTGTCGCCCTGGTCGCCAACCACGAGGGTGTACGTCGAAGCCGTTGCACCATCGATCGCGACACCTTCGTTCTTCCAGGCGTAAGTGAACGAGGTCGGCTCGTTGGCCCACACGCCCGGCCACACCGTGAGCGTCTGACCGACCTGAACCGTGCCGGCGATGGCGGGCAGCACGGAATTGGTCGGCGCAGAGGCGGCATTCGGCGTCGCCGTGCCGCTGCGCTTGATCGTCAGCGTCGCGATCTGCTTGTCTTCGGTCGGTGCCTCCGGCTCGAAGTCTTCGATATAGCCCTGCCACTGGATATAGCGGCCATCCGGCCAGACCGAACGGAAGGTCTTCAGCACCCGCTTCGCAGCCTGGATCAACTGCACCGCCGCGTTCAGCGGCTTGTATTCGATCTCGATCGTGATCGACTTCGTGCGGATGATGCCCGGAATGACTTCCTCGGTCACATCCGTGCTTTCGTTGTGAGTGGCGTCGACCAGGTCGACGGAGAATCCGTCGGGTGGCAGCACGTCGCGCTGGCGACCGAGCGTCGTAAAGACATCCGGGCCTGTGGAGGTGAGCATCTTCAGCAAGACGCCATAGCCAATTTCAGCTTCTGTGGCTGACATCGCAAGTCTCCATTCAAATGTTCAGAAGCCCGCGATCAGCCCTGCGGGGTCGGGCCAACACTGGTTACGATTTCATCTTCGCCGCTTCGCGTGCGGCCTTGCGCGCGAGACGCGCCCTTGCCTTCTCGATCTGCTCGGCAAGGCTTTTCTTGATGCCGTCCAGCACCCGCATCACGTTGCCGTCCCAGGCCGGGCGAAGATGCGGATGCGCCGCCTGGTGCGCGTTGCCGAATTCGGTCTGCACCGATTTCGCGTGCGGGGTCGGTCCGACATAGACCTCGACCATTGACTCTTTCTTGTTCTGCTTTTTCTGCCGGCGCGAGAGCTTGGTTCCGACCGTATAGGAATCCGCGAGCTTTCCGCTCAAGCGCGGAGCATTGGCTTCACCGGCATCCGCGATCGGCTGCCCCTGCTCTTTCAAGGTCCGCAGCAGGACATTCCGGGCGGTCGCCTTCGGCAATTCCTTCAAGGCTTCGTCGAGTTCTTTCAGACCCTCGATCTTGAACATCTGCCGCGCCATCAGCGCTCCGCATACCAGATGAAATAATCCGCAATCTTCCCGCGCAGGTTCGCTTCGGTATCGTCGATGTCACGCCAGCTATCGATGAACACGCCCTGCACGTCGACGTTGCCCATCGGCCCGCGATAGCCGTCGATCGCTTCCTTCACTGCAAGGAACAGCGCATGCGCGGCATCCGCCGTCGGCGCCCAGGCCCCGATCTGCATTCTGACGGACACGAGGCCGGACGCCCCTTCGTTGTGATGGTCGCCCTGTCCGGAAATCTCGTTGTAGACGAGACTTGCGCCAGTCACTCCTTGCGGGAGCTTCCCCGGATACATGCGGGTGCCGACCAGCGCGGCAACCGCGCCATTCGCCAGCACAAAGCCCCGCAAGCCTACCCGGATATCCTTCAGGCTCATGCCATCACATCCGACCTGCGGATGGTCTTGATCGAAAGATCAACATCACGCCCGACTACGTCCGCGGAAACGATGTCATGGATCAGATGGGTGGCCGGCGTCTGCGCGTTGGCTGCAATTCCATCGGCGGGATAGAGGATCCGATCTTCCGGCTGCAGCGGGCGCGACGCCGACGGGATGGTGTGGAAGCGCACCGTAAAGGTGACCTCCTGCTGCGCCACTTCCTGTGCCGCAGTGAACCGCTCGCTCCCCTTGGTCGGCGCCACGAAAGCAAAGCATCGATAGGCGAGATCGGCCCAGGTCACAATCTCCTCGCCAGAATCCGCGTGCGTCACGCTCTTGCGCTGGATGATGATCGGACGATCGTAGCGTCGCTGCATCAGAATCGGGTCCGG